ATAAGCGTTCCCTATATATGGCTATGTTAAGTGCCAATGCTTTAGAGGGTATTAGGTTCTATGTATCATTTGCTTGTAGTTGGGCATTCGCCGAACTTAAAAAGATGGAAGGTAATGCAAAGATTATTAAATTTATTGCACGTGATGAAAACGTCCACCTCGCGTCTACTACAGTTATGTTAAAAAATCTAGTAAAAGAAGATAAAGACTTTGCAAAGATTGCAAAAGAAATGGAATCTGATGCAGTTAGATTATTTGAATCTGTTATAGAACAAGAAAAGCAGTGGGCTGATTATCTCTTTAAAGATGGTTCTATGATTGGTCTTAACACAAGTATTCTAAAAGACTATATAGAATGGATAGGTTGTAAAAGGATGAGGGCTCTAAGTTTGCCATGTCCTTATACAGTAAGTAAAATGAATCCTTTACCATGGACAGAGAAATGGATTGGTGGTGGTAATGTCCAAGTGGCACCACAAGAAACTGAAATAACTTCTTATGTAACTGGTGGGGTAAAACAAGATGTTGACTCGTCAACATTATCAGGAATGAGTTTATGATACATATACCATGGTTTACAAAACCTGAAAAAGTATTACAGGTAGTAAATCTTTCACCGAGTGAAGACATTATAGAAAAATTAACAGAAGTACATCCGATGAAGCAAATATTCTGGGCCGCAATCATACAGGTTGCAGTGTTTGGGTTTATGTTGTTATCATTTTGGATAATCAATGGAGTAGTAAATTGAATATAGAAATATGGGGTAAAGATAATTGCCCGTACTGTGTAATGGCAGTAAACTTAGTAACAGAACACAAATTAAATTATGTATATAAATCACTAGGGAAAGAGTTTAATAGGGACGACTTATTTAAAACTTTTCCTGATGCAAGAACCTTTCCACAGATTCGAATCCAAGAAGATAATATTGGAGGATTTCAGGAACTAAAAGAATGGGTATCCAACAATGTCTAGTCCTCATGACCCAAATCATTGGTATACACATAACTGCGAAATGTGTTATGCGAAAACTCAAATAAATTTCTTAGAAGAAGAAAAACCTAAACCGGTATATTGTCCAATATGTGGTACTGCAACTGAATCTGAAGAGATTGCAGAACTAAATTTTAACTACTAAATATAAGTATGAACGAATGGCATTATCAAGGCACAGAATGGTTAACTCCAGAAGACTTCAATCCCAAAGACGCGTACGGTTTTGTTTATCTGATAACCAACAAGACAACAGACCAGAAGTATATTGGAAAGAAGTTCTTTTGGAGTCAGAAAACTCTACCCATAACAAAGAAAAGAAAACGCCGTAAGAAACTCTTGGTCGAATCCGATTGGAGAAAGTATTGGGGTTCCAGTAAACACCTGCAAGAAGACATAGATAAGTATGGAGAAGATAATTTTAATAGAGAGATTATTCACCTATGTAAGACCAAAGGAGAATGTGCTTACTTAGAGGCCAAAGAACAGTTTGACCGTGATGTATTACTTACTGATGATTACTATAATGGTATTATTCAGATAAGATTAGGCGGAAATGCTGTAAAAAACTTATAAAAAACACTTTACAAGCACAAGGAAATGTAGTATAATATACATATTATGGGAAAATTAATACAGTTTCCGACAGGAAAAGAGATAACAACTAACAAAGATGGAGAACATCCAACAGTCGTTGAAACCATTATAGGTGAATCAATGGAGATATCTCAGCATATGGTAAGTATGATGGAGTATGAAATCTTAGATATGGACTTAGGTTGGTTAGAAGGTTTTGATATTCGTGATGAACAATATTGTGAAAGTAGAGATGCCTTTGTTATTGCAAACCTAGTTTATGCTATGTTACTTAGATATATTGACCTACCCCATAGTATTCAAAAAGATATGGATAAACTCTATATTAAACTTAAAAAACTACAACAGGCACAGACAACGCCTAAGGATGAAGAGCCAGATAATGATACTACTTGATTACAATCAGATTGCACTTTCTAATATCATAGTGCAAAAATTAAATGATGAAGATATGATAAGACACATGATACTGAATAGTATTAGAATGTATAATAAAAAGTATAGGGGTGAATACGGACAGATGGTTATCTGTGCTGATGGCATGAATACTTGGCGAAGAGAATACTTCCCAGAGTATAAGGCAAATCGTAGAAAGGGCCGCAGTGAAGATACTGGTACAGATTGGAATGAAATCTTTAGAATACTAAATCTAGTAAGAGAAGAGATTGCAGAAAACTTACCTTATAAAGTATTACATATGGAAGGCTGTGAGGCTGATGATATTATCGGTACTCTTGCAATGAATACCCAAGAGTTCGGACAACACGAACCAGTAATAATTATTTCATCTGATAAAGACTTTATCCAATTACAGAGATTTAAGAACATCAAACAATTCTCTCCTATTCAAAAGAAACAAGTACTAGATGAAAACCCAGTAACTTATCTTTGGAATCATATCTTTAGAGGAGATAGTGGAGATGGTATTCCAAACGTATTATCTAATGACGATACATTTATTACAGAAGGTGCAAAACAAACTCCTTTACGTCAGACTAGAATAGATGATTGGATTCAAGGTGCAGAAAACCTAAGACATCTAATGCCTGAGGAACTATATCGTAACTATCAAAGAAACAAAAAACTTATAGACTTAACTGAAATACCAGAAGGTATCCAAAAAAGTATTATAAATAACTATGATGAACAAAAACTTCCTATGAGGATGAAAGTTCTAAATTATCTTATTAAGAAAAGATGCAAATTATTGATTGAAGTAGTGGAGGAATTTTACAACAATGAAAAGATTACTAAGTGAAATATTTACTGAGGCAAGTAAATTAAAAACTAAAAAAGAGAGAGTTAATTATCTCAGACAAAACCAAAGTCCGGCAATGAAGGACTTAATCAGAATCAACTATGATGAAAGTATTAGTTGTCTATTACCAATAGGTTCACCACCTTACGAGCCTGATGATGCACCCGCAGGTAAAAATATTTCTAGGCTAGAGAAAAGATACACTAGGTTTAACTTTTTCTTTAACGGCCCAACTGGACGCGCAGTCAACCCTATCAAAAGAGAAACAATGTTTATTCAGCTATTGGAGTCCTTACATGCTTCAGAGGCTGAAATGCTAGTATTGGCGAAAGATAAGAAGATGAAATATACTGGTATCACTAAGAAGCTTTGTCAGGATGCATTTCCTGGTTTGATAACAAAGTAGAGTGTTCTATATGATGGTTTTAATTTCAACTTATTTAAAGGAGCTATCTATGAGTAAAGAAATTGAACGTCTTAAACGTGATAAACGAGAGACATTATACTATCAGAAGAGATTATTAAAGAAAGGTAAATCGGATTTAGCATATAAGATGCAAAAGAAAGTAGATTATATAACTGAAACCATACGATTTATGCAAGCTGCCAGTTAAGTAGGAGGTTTATGAAGTGGCCCCTTTGAGAAAAAAACTTTCAAAAAGGGGTTTACTTTTTATCGGATATGTAGTATAATACTACTCTAAGAAAGAAAAAAGTAAACCAGGTTATATTATGAATATATTTATTTTACACGAAGACCCAGTCAAAGCGGCTCAAGACCAATGTGATAAACACGTGGTCAAGATGATTGTAGAATCAGCACAGATGCTGTCTACTGTGCACAGAATGCTTGACGGCTCTATAGAAACAAGAAAGTCTAAGTCAGGTAAGACAAACGTAAAGTATTGGAAACTAGACGGACACAGAGAAAATCTATTGTACAAGGCTGTTCATATGAACCATCCGTGTACTGTTTGGTCTAGGGAATCCTCTTCTAATTACAGATGGCATTATCAACACTTCATTGCTCTATGTAGAGAATACACTTATCGGTATGGTAAGATACATAAGACAGAACAATTACTAGGCCTAGAACTAGGACTATTACCCAAAAATATACCAATGGCTGACTATACACCTTTTAAATTGGCCATGGGTTCTAACCCAGAATGTATGTTCAAAGACCCAGTAAAGTCTTATCGTGCATTTTATAAAACTAAACAAGAAAGATTCAAAATGGAATGGACTAAACGCAAAGTACCATCATGGTTTAATTATGCCGCTGTATGATATTATAGATAAGAAAACTGGTGAAGATGTGGAGACTGTCTTTATGAGTTATGCCAAATTACAAGAGTACTTGGAAGAAAATCCAAAACTCCAACAAAAAGTAGGTGCACCTGCAATAGTATCTAAAGGTTCTCAAGGTGCATTACAAAGAGCTGGAGACGGCTGGAAAGAAGTGCAAGATAAAATTAAATCAAATATTCCTAAATCATTACATAAGAACATTAAAACAAAATGAATAAACTACCAGCTAAGTTAAGACTAGAACATTTACATACACGAGAACCTCTTACTGCAAATCAGAAGAGTGTATTTGATTCTTATAAATCAGGACAAAATCTAGCACTGATAGGTGCCGCAGGAACAGGTAAGACATTTATTGCTTCTTATCTGGCACTAGAAGAAGTATTGGATAAAAGTTCTAACTATGAGAGAATTATATTTGTTAGGTCAGCAGTACCGACCAGAGATATGGGATTCTTACCAGGGACACAAGAAGAGAAAGAAGAAGCTTATAAGGCACCTTATAAAGCAATTACAACCGAACTCTTTGAAGACCCTACGGCATGGGATAAGTTAGTTACAATGAAATCTGTTGAATATCTTACCACTTCTTATATAAGAGGTTTAACTATTCACAATGCAATTATTATAATTGATGAAGCACAGAATTGTAACTACCATGAATTATGTTCGGTTATAACACGACTTGGTAATAATACTAAAATTCTAGTATGTGGTGACCATTATCAATCAGATTTTAAACACACTAATGATAAAGAAGGTTTGGATAAGTTTCTTTACATTCTTAAACATATGAAGTATTTTGACATTATTGATTTTACATGGGAAGACATTGTTAGGTCAGGCCTAGTGCGTGATTTCTTAATGACAAAAGATTTAGTAGACCAGGAGAAACTATGAGTTTTATACATGAACCAATTGATTTAGGTTATGAAGATTTAACAGCGACCACTTCCGAAGGAAAAGGAAGAGTATATAAGACGCCGGACGGCGAACAATACCCTAGTGTCACCACGGTTCTTTCTATATTAAGTAGAGAGGCAATACAAGCGTGGAGAGCGCGAGTAGGTGAAAAAGAGGCAAACAAGATTAGTAGAGTTGCCTCAAGTAGAGGTACAGCCGTCCACGCAATACTTGAAAAGTATGTAGATAATGACCCGAACTATACAGAAGGTTATATGCCTCATGTTATACAATCCTTCCAAGATGTAAAATCTATATTGGATAATAACTTAGATAAAGTTTATTCACAAGAGGCACCTTTATATTCACAACACTTAAAACTAGCTGGTAGAGTAGACTGTGTTGGTGTATGGAATGGGGTAAACTCTATCATTGATTATAAAACATCACGTAAGCCTAAAAAGAAAGAATGGATTACTGGTTACTTCTTACAATGTGCAGCGTATGCAATCATGTGGGAAGAAAGAACAGGGATGCCAATTACTCAACTTGTGATTATGATTGCAGTAGATAATGAGGACCCACAAGTTTTTATCGAGCACAGAGATAACTGGACTGATAAATTATGGGATACTATTAAACAGTATCAAAAAGAAAAACGCATGGAAAATGTATTCGGGAGATAATATGAAAAACTTTAGAGACCAAATGGTAGCGACTTCTATGAAGTATATGGAAGCGCAGGCAGAAAAACATAAAATGAATGCCGAAATCATCTTAAGTAATCAAGTATCTGTTGGTGAACATTCAGACCAAATGGAAACACTAGAAAAAGAACTAGGGTTAATGGCTGAATATCACGACAAGCTTGAAATGTTAATAAAATACTTTAAATAAATTTAAAAAAACACTTTACATTTACTAGAAAGTGTAGTATAATATTAGTATAAAAAGAGATAGATATGAAGAATAAAATAGTAGGAAGATTAGTTAGTAAGAAAGGCTGTAAAGTCTATCTTCCATTACCACTACCAGAAATGGTGGAACTTGCTATATCTAAAGAAGATGATGCTTGGGATAGACTATGTGAAATGTTAGTAAAACATGGAATCATGGACCCAAGAGGTAACGTACATATAGACCACCTTGTTATTAATGGCAAGGAAAAGGTCTTTCATTAAGATGTTAGGAGATAGAATGAAAGAAAATATAATTTTAGTAGATCGTGATGGGGTTCTCTGCGACTGGGAATATTCATTCACACAATGGATGAACCATAAAGGATATCCCACCAGTAAGTATGATGAGTACAATGTTGCAAAGAGATTTAACTTAACAAGAGAGTTTAGTAAGAAATGTGTTGAAGAGTTTAATGAGTCTGCCGCAATTGCTTTCTTACCACCATTAAGAGATGCAGTCTATTACATGAAAAGACTTAATATGTTACATGGTTATAGATTTCATTGCATTACATCTTTAAGTGATAACAAGTATGCTCAAAGATTAAGAACTCAAAATTTAGAATTACTTTTTGGAAAAGAATTATTTGATGATTATATCTACCTTGGATGTGGTGCTGATAAAGATGAAGTACTAAAACAATATCAAGGTACAGAATGTTTCTGGGTAGAAGATAAAGTAGAGAATGCAGAAGTAGGTAAAAGATTCGGACTTGAATCAATACTTGTGGCTCATGAACATAATGCTTATTATGAAGGAAACATTCCAAGGTATTGGAAATGGAAAGATATATATAAACACATAGTTGGGGAGATGTAATGCCAATAAAATTTAAACAGTCTCAAACCGTAAGAGATAAAAAAACGGGAAAGAATAAAACGGAAAACTTCTATATGAAGTCAACCCCCAAGCAAGAATTATTTGATTATATCAATAGTTCTAATGGTAAGCCTAAGATTAAACAGAAGTGTCAAAACGAACTAGTTAGCCGAGGCATCGAAATTGTTTGGAATCCTAAGTAAACTTTGGAGACTATGGGCCAAATCACTTGGCGAAAAAGAAGGTAAATCAAACAAAGAAGCAGATGTTATAGCATTAATTAGAACTGTAATAGTACTAGTTAATTTTATAACTTGCTTCTTTATCATGTCAGGAGTAGTACACAATTGGTAACAAAGAATGATGTAACTGGTGACAGTATACAAACAAAGGTAACAAGTAAAAAATATCTGGATAATTATGATGCTATCTTTGGTAAGAAAAATAAAAAAGTTGAACATGGAGATGAAGATGGCGAAGAAAATACGAACGCCTCAAAAACCAAAGAAAATAAAAACTAGATACCATAAAGTATTATGGGATACAGACCTGCCATTTAACCACAGGGTTATACCAAATAAAAAGAAACAAAACCACAGAAAAGAAGATAAAAACCTTATAAATAGTTTAATAGAGGATTAAATATGAGCAACGATTTATTAGATTTTGACTTCGGCTTTACAGCAGTAGATGAACACGAACTAGAGGCAGTCCAAAGTGTAAAGACTGAAGCTTCAACAGCATCTGCTAACGTACAACAACTAGAAGATAAATTAAACAAGCTATATAATAGTATCTTACCCCTATTAAGCAATTTAAAGAAGAATCCAGAAAAGGAGTATATTCTTTGGCCTAATAGAGTAGAGAAGATAGAACAGTTTGAAGATTTAATTACGGAGATTATTAAATGACACTACTATCATCAGGGCCTCTTGCTCTTCAAAATGCTGGAACTAATTCAACTACTACTAGTCCGAATTCATTAGAAAGTGATTTCTTAACTCGTGCACAGGACGGTTATGTTGACGTTAGGTGCCTTTACGAATTACCTGG